ACCGCCGCCTGGGAATCCGCCGTTGCCGCCGTTGCCGCCGGCCGTCGTGGCGTTTCCGGCTCCACCGCCACCGCCACCGCTGCCGCCCGCGGAAAATACGTTGTTCGCGGTTGCGCTGGTTGCGTTTCCGCCCGGCGCCGTGCCGCCCTGCCCCCAGCCGATCCCGCCGCCCGACCCGGCAGCGGCCCATTGTTGCGAAGTCCCAGGCGCGCCGTTCCGACTGTTGTTGCTGGAGTCGATGCCGCCACCGGGACCGCCTGGACCGCCGCCGCGGAGATACATCCCCTGCCCGGAGCCGTTAGCCGTGACGCTGCCAGCCACGGCGCCGACCGAAGCCCCTGTTCCTGCGGGCTGGTTGAATCCTCCTGCGCCAGCCGCAGCCGTCCCACCGCTGCCGCCGCCGTTGTTCACTCCAAACACCAGCAGCGGCGCCGCGCCACTGGAGAGGGCCACAGAGGACGATCCGCCGTTTGTCCCGGCGTTGCCGTTCGTGTCGTCGGTCCCCTGCGCCGCCCCGCCTCCGCCCCCGGCGCCGACCGTGATGGTGAGCGTGGTCGAGGGCATTTCCGCGACGGCCAGCATGGCCTCGCCGAGCGCGCCGCCGACGCCAGCGCCGCCGCCGAACCGCGCGGAGGCCGCCGCCCCTCGGCGGCCCGAACCGCCGCCGGCACCGCCAGCGATGGCGATCATGTAGACGGCCTTCGCCCCGGCCGGAATCGTCCAGGTGTACGGGCCGGGTGTTGCCCCGGTCGCGCCGGCCGGCGCCGCCGTTCGCGTGAAGTCAAATACCTGGGAGGTCGGGGCGTAGGTTTGGTCGCCGCGGAGGAACGTCGTCGAGGACGCGGTCCCGCTCCCGAGCCGCGCCGTTGCGACCGTGCCACTCGTGATGTCGCTCGCCGCGTGAACGTGAGCCGTCGGCGTCCGCGAGTCGGAGAGCCGGGCGTCGTTCCCGGCCGCGACCGTCCCGGCAGTCGTGCCGACATTGAGCGTTGCGGCACCGCCCAGCCCGGTGATCGTGGCCGCCGCCTGCGTCCCGGTATGCGTCGATCGGTCGCGGAGTTGGGCGTCTGTGGCGTTCGCGGTCGCGCCCGTGGCGATGCCGTCCAACTTGGTTTTGGCGGCCGATCCCGACCACCACGCGGCGACGGCCTGGAACACCCGCAGCGGCGTGAACGCGAGCCGGCTGGTCGATGTGCCGGCCTCGGCCTCGGCCTGGGTCGCCGTCGCGGCCGACCACTCGCGGGCGTCGGTCATCCGGGCGTCGGTCGTGCTGACCGCCCCCGACACGTCCGCCACGGCCAGCGTCACCGCTCCCGTTCGCCCGGCCACGCTCTGCACCGGTGCGGCCGTGGCGGCCCGGCTGGCCGTGTGGTAGAGGTTGGTCGACCCTTCGGGAAGCGCGTCGGTGGACGCGGGCCCGGAGTTTTCGGCTACCTGGACGATCACCTCCGAATTGGCGGTCGCGCACTCGACCGAAACGGTGATGTCGTTGTATGCGGTGCAGTTGCTGCTGGTCATGTCACCGCCTCATGGCCACAACGCGGCCGGCCAGGATGGTTCGGGTGTCGCCGCCGGGGGTCGTCCAGCGAAACGACCAGCGATAGGGCTGCGGCCCGATCACCAGGGCGGTCTGGGCGTCGCTCAGGCTGACTCCGACCCGGGTGTGGGTGTCGCCGTTGACGGTGACCGGCGTGCTGGTCGTCGTGAACGTGCAGACCGTCGTGCCGGTGGATGCGTTGACGATCGAGGCCGCGAGCGTGTGCCCCGTCAAATTGCGGTTCACGACGGCCGTGAACGCGACGTCGTCGCCCTGCACGAACTCAAGCGGCAGCGAAGCCGGGCGGCGGCCATACGCTGCGCAGTCGTTGGTGCATGTCTCGGTCGGCACGTCGACACTCCACGGTTACGAACCCGATCGACGGGGCGCCGCGCCGGGCTTGGGCTCGCGCGGCGCCCCGTCGGATTTCATGCAGCGGCGGGCGCTCAGGCGCAGCCGATGCGGACGCGGACCTTGAGTTGGCCCGACACCTTGGCGACGGCGGCCCGGCCCATGAGCACGTCGGTGTTCGTCGACGTGGCCTTGGCGGAGCCGGCGTTCCAGTAGACGAGGGCCCCGGCGGCGAACGTGGTGCCGCTGGCGGAGTCGACGTCAAACAGGCCCTGCACATGGAGCGTGCCCAGCTTGTTGGCGGCGATTGCCACCTTGGTGATGCCGATTTGCGTGCCCTGCACGACCACGGTGCCGGCGACGGTGTCCGCCGTCGGCGTGTAGTCGATGGTGTCCGGTCCCGAAACGTAGTCTGCGATCGACATGGCGAAGTTTCCCTTCTGGTGGTGGTGGTGGTTGGTGGTTCAGGCGAGCCGGGGGGCGATCACGCCGCCCCCTTGCTCTTGACGCCGGCCCGGTACTCGGCGAGGGCCACGCCGAAGTCCCAGAACACCCGCCACGACACACCGAGCACGTCGGGGGTGGTGTCCATACCGAAGAACTCGACCGTCGGCGTCTGGAGGCCGTTCAGGTACGCGATTTCCAGCGCCGCGAGGTCGGCCGGGTTGCCGAGCAGATACCATGCGGTCGAACTCGCCCCGGTCAGGGTCGAATTCGAGAGCCACGGCGAGACCAGCGGCTGGAACGAGCCCTGCCAGATGTTGGCCGACGGCGTCTTGGCCGAAGTCGGCCCGACGACGTACTGGCTGTTCATCAGTTCCTTGGCGGCCTGTTCCAGGGCCGTCGGGACGAGCAGGATGGTGGGGTCCACCATCACCGGCAGACCGTCCGGCCCGACTTGGTCGCGGAACATCTGCACCGCCGTCGCGAGGCTGGAGGACTGGAGGTTGGTGGCCGCACCCTCGAAGTAATTGCCCCGGGCGGAGGTGAAGAACGACGAACCGTTGGCCGTCGCGTTGAGGGCGGCGAACAGGGTCTTTTCGCGGCTGTGGACTGCCTTCCGGCCGAGGGCCTTGGCGTTGTCCGCGAACGCGTTGAGGTCGTCGTTTATGAGGTCTTGCCGCGAAATGCTCAGGATCGCACCACGGGTCTCAACCTGCCGCGTCCGGCTCTCCTCGCTCATCCGCAGGTGCTTCAGTTCACCGTCCTTCGCGACCGGCTGCAGTTCGCCATTCAGGGCGAGGCTGTAGACGGTGTTGGGCTGGAAGTTCGCGTGCGACCGAGTGGCCGTGATCTGTTCGGCGACCGAGGGCGCCATGGCGAACGCGTCCTGGAGCGCCTTGTTGGCTACGTTGCCGACGACGCCGGACAGTTCGCTCGTGGAGAACGCGGCCCGAATCCACTCCATCGTGCCGGGGTCGGCCTCGATGGCGTGGCCCTTGGCCGCGGCGATCTGCTCCGCGTGCCACCGCAGGCCGCGCCGGCGGAACTTGCTGGCACGGTCCAGCGTTTCCTCGTTGTAGGACTTTTCGACGTCGAGACCGGCCGCCATGCACAGCGACGCCTCGATGATCTTGGTGTTCACGCTCCCGGACTCCTTCGTGTGGATCGCCGGCAGACGGGGCCGCGACGCGCGGACCGCTTCTTGCACGGCAGAGGTCGTGCGGGCCGAGTCCCACCCTTCGGTGATGGCCTGGGCCGCGATGTTGCAGTGCCGATCGCCGCAGACGGCGCGGATGGCGGCGACGCGGGTGGATTCCGCGGCGAGTTCCGCCCGGTAGGCGGCGACCATTTCCGGCGCGGCCGCGGCGGCGACCGGGGCCGGGGCGGTTTCACCCTCGGCGGTGTCGTCGGCGTTTTCGGCCGCCACGATTCGGTCGTAGACGTCCTGGAGCACGGCGGTCTGCTCCGGCGTGAGGTCCGCGTACACGTAACCGAGCGACTCGACCCACTTCTGGAAATCCACGTTTGCACCCTCCTGGTTGGCGGCGGCGGCCGCAATGGAAACACTGGTACGAGCGTCCGCCCCGTTGGGCAGAATCGCGATATGGCGAAGACGGGTTCGGCGGTACAGCAGGAACCCGCCGGGGCCGGCCGTGATGGCCCGGCCGTTGACGGTGACGGTGTCGCCGCCGCGGATCCGGATCGGCGGCTCGATTGGCTCGGCACCGATCGACGCCTGGAGCGGCACGCCGGCCCGGCTCAGGTCGATG